ATCGAGGGCATCCTCGATACCATCAAACTTACTCGTCGGCTCCTGTGACTGGGTTTCTCGACTTGGCATCTTGGAACTCACTGAATATTTCGTTAAAACCAAAGTTGTCATCAGGGTCAGCAGTTAGTGGGTCTGGTGTAACCTGATATCTAACCTCCCTTGTAGGCATGGTTTTATCTTTTGTATTATAATCAACAATAGCCTTCTTGATAATCTCTGAGTCGCTGTCTTGCACAGGACCGTATAGAAATGTCTTAGCTATAAATGACAAATTATAAACTAAAGTACGACGTGTGTCGTAGTCTCCTTCATAAACATCTTCATAATCAATAGCAGTTAGAGTGACAGGATAGTCTCTCTTCTCACCTAAGTCTGGGACTAGATTCATTGTGATAGTAAATGAAGGTTGAAAGAATGGAAGAATCTGCTCTAGTATTTGTAGAGAATCATCTTGATTCTTTGCCATAATAGACAACTCAAAATTAATGTTATATGGTATTGGCATATAACTTTTTACATTGTCTCCCGTACCTTTAGTATTACGGATGTATTGTGTAGGTGAAAGTTTTCTTGTTGCATCATAACTAATACCTTGTATCTCGAAAGATAGTCTAGGTAAAGTAATCTGCACTTGGTCTTTAGTAGTTAAATCTCCTACTGCAGCTAAGCGAGTAAGAAACTTTTGTCTAGGACCATAGGCAAGAGGCACTTTCATCACCTCTGTTTTGCTACCTTTAGTGCGTTGGATTTCAATGTTATTAAAAAGTGTACCGAAACCGATAACAGTCTTTTTAATTATTTCATGATAAGAATATGTCCCTAACATTATAAGGTACCTCCAGAGTTTCCAAAGTCACCGAAAGGATTACTCTCAGTGAAATCTATAATAGCGTCAGCCTGTGTTTCTAAGGTGAAGTTTTGGTCTGTATCACTATTCATATTATTTAGTGTATTATATGTAGCAGAAGTCCATGCTGCACCAGATGTATTGCCTGTTAAAGTCTCAGGTATAGCATAGATACCTGACCTGTTATATACTACTAACTGACGTGTAGCAGAATTCCATGTCTTAACTTCAGATGTTACATTAGAGCTACCACCTGTTACAATCTCTCCTGCAACAAAGTCTCCTGTGCCACCATCTGCAACGTTAATAGTAACTGCGTTAGCAAAGTTAACTTCAACTGCATCAATCTCTGCAACACCAGTGTTGAAGTCTTCGTCGCTGTATTCAAANAACTCACAACGTAAACCCCATACATGCACTTTACCTAATTGGTAGAATGGGACTTCGTGCTCTACGAATTGTATNTCAAATGTTTTATTTGCCATAGGCAAATGAATAAGGTCACCCTCATTAGGACGACCTTCTACAATTAATTGTGCATTATCATCTACTGCTGCTGTAAATCTTTCTCTTGAAATTATAAACGTAACTTGGTCTGATATTCTTACACCAAACTTACTAAACATATCTCCATCGCCACGAAATCCTGTAGCATCTTCAATGTATGCTTCTATTAAATATGCACCATTAAATGCTGATAAACTATCCTCTTCAAACACTGAGTCTCTATCAACTAAAGTGCGAGGTATATAATAGACATCTTTACCAAACATCTTGATTTGCTCGGTAACTAAACTACCGACTAAATCCTGCTCACCTGTTGTGCCTTGTGTGAAAAAAGAATTAGTAGCCATTATCCTATCATATCTAGTGGTGGTGTTTCCCAAACCATTCTAAGTTCTTCATCAAGTCGTTTTAATTCATCAACTGCGTCGTTNTANATCATTTCACCATTTAATGTGACGCCCCCTGGCATTTGCACACCAGTAAACTTAGTTAAGTTTTGTCCCCACTGCTTTTTAATCTTAGCAGTAGTGTAATCCTTAACCCACATCTGATTATATATTTCAGTCCACGTTGTAGGGTCAAGTGCCCTCCATGCTTTAATCACAATAAATGTATCTAACAATGCGTCAGTTGACCAATCAAAATCTAGATATAATCTATCTTGTACCTGAGAATATCTAACTGGTTTCTGTCCCTCCAATAGAAAATCGATAGTTTCTAAATGTTGTTTAATCATATAGTAATGATAAAACTGTGTAGATGTAAAATCATACAAGTCATTCAATCTCATCTGATATCTAATATCAAATATATTAGATGTCCCTTTATCTGTAAATGAGAATATACCTTCAATAGCAAGTATATGCTCTGGCACTTCAATATATTTGTTTGACTCTAGCCATATATCATTGCCTGCGTCAGATGTAGAGCTAGTATTTGTCTCAGCACGGTCAAGCACATCTTGTGTAATCTTATGTTTTAGATAAACCTCTCAGCACCATCGTAATGATACTGTTGAAACTTCTGTAAAGCATAATCAATAGCATCATCGCACTGGTCATCAGATACGTTTACCTCTAAGACAGGTTTACCCAATCTACGAAGAGCGTATTCTTTTAATTCTGATTTAGAGGTTGGAATTGCCATTACTTTTCCTGTAATTTTTGCACGACTGTTTTTGCTTGCATGGGTGCTATATCATTTAGTCCGTTAGCATCGAACCATGGTGCTTCTTCCCAATCAAATCCTTCACCGAATGTATTGTCAGGTGACATGACATACCAATGACACTTAGCGTCAGGCACATCTACTGCACACACTGCCCAATCATCTGCCCACTGGGGCACTTGCACATACATCACTGGTAAGTGATTGGCAAATAAAGAAATAATAAAAGAGAAGAAAATCATAATGCAGCGATTGCTAGTTTGAATGCAGCAAAGTCAGCAGAGTTTGCAACAGTAGTTTTAAGGGTTGCTAATGTAATTGTTTCTGCCTGTAATGCAGATGCAGCAAGAGCACCTTGTGCAGCAGTAGCAAAGTCACCTGTAGCAGCTGCAGCAGCAGTGCCTAATGTAGGTTTGTTAGATAGGTCATCATAATCACCAGAGAATAATGAAGGTTTGCCACTTAAGTCTGCGTATGCACCAGAGAATAATGAAGGTTTGCCACTTAAGTCATTGTATGCTCCACTGGTTGCTACAGTTGCCAAGTCACCTGGCTGTGTAGCAGAGGCAGCAAGTGTGCCCTGTGCAGCAGTCGCATAATCAGATGATGCAGTAACAGCAGCACTGCCAAGTCCAAGAGTTGTCCTTGCAGCAGATGCTGAGCCGTCATCAACAAGTGTTAGACCGAATGTGCTGATTGCGGAAGCATCAAGTTTTCCAGTGATACCCGCAACAACACGAGCATCCGCTCTTGCGTTTGTATAATATAGATTTGTGCCTTCACTTAAGTCACTTGTTGACTTACTGGATAGGTCTAGGTTTGACCCAGTCTGTAAGTTAACTCTTGCATCAGCACGAGCGTTAGTGTAATAAAGATTGCTACCCTCTGTAATACTACCTGTGTCAAACTCAGTAAAGTCAATCGCCAAGTCAGCAGTGGTAAGTTTAATACCTGTGCCATATGTGAAGTGGGTGCGTGTCCTAGCTGCAGTTGTGAATAGATTGCTGCTTCCTTCTGTAACGTTATCTGTATTAATGTCACTCTGTGTAACTGATAATGTATAAGTGTTAGCAGCGTCGTCATATACCTTAGTGATACCTGTGCTTGCAGTGAAGAGATTGTTTACTCTGTCATCTACTCTTTCATCAGTGTAATATAAATTGCTTCCTTCTGCTAAGTCATCTGTATCATGATTAGATAGAGATGCAATAGTAGTTGGTATAGTATATGAGAATACACCAGTGGATGCATTGTATGCTAAATCTCCTGTTGCACTGATATGTCCACGAGTCCTAGCAGCAGTTGTGAATAGATTAGTGCTACCCTCAGTTACGTTGTCAGTATTAATGTCTGCCTGAGTTACAGAAAGTGTGCCAGTATCTAACTGAATACCTGTGCCATATGAGAAGTGAGTCCTTGTCCTAGCAGCAGTAGTAAAGAGATTAGTGCTACCCTCAGTAATATTATCAGTGTTGATATCTGCCTGAGTTGCACTCAATGTCAACATATTTCCTGCATCATCATAAGTTGCAGTAATACCTGTGCCACCTGTAATTAGAGCATTAACTCTGTCATCAACACGCTCTTCTGTATAGTAAAGATTGCTGCTACCTTCTGTTAATGCATCAGTATCATGGTTTGCAATACTACCAACCTGTGACTGGAAGAATGTAATATTACCAGTAATGTTTAAGTTACCTTGAATCTCAAAGTCAGTTGTTGATTTGAAGTTAGTAACAGTTAGTCTGTTTTCAAATGGGTTGTAGTTTAAGTTTTGTGAGTCTGTCCTTATCTCAGTGTTTCCTGATGTAGCAGAAACAAATACTGGATAGTATGTCAAGTTTGAAGATGCAGTCTCAGTTATATCAACTAGAGATGCACTGTCTGCATTACCAGTCAAGTCACCAGTTACGTTACCAGTAATCTGTCCTGTTGAAACTACTGTGCCACCGACAGTTAAGTTGTTGGTGATTCCCATTGAGCCGAAGCTACCAGCTCCTGCAGCAGTTATATTACCTGTTGTAGATTGTAATTCAACCTTAGTTGTGTTACTTCCATTTTGCAACTTAAGTGTCTTAGAAGCACCACGTATCACCATATCATCTTTGAATAGTGATGTGCTATCTACAGTCAGTGTGCCATCTAGTTGCTGATTACCATCAACATTTAAGTTAGTATCGAAGTCAACATCATTAGTTACTTTTAGAGTATCATCAATAACTGTTGAGCCACCAACGTCTAGAGTACCTGCAATATCAGTGTTACCACTAGACCCTGTAACGATAAACTTGTTAGTGTTGACGATAATACTACCACCAACGTTGACGTTAGATGTGGTTGTTATTGTGGAGATATTACCAGTTGTGCCACTAAATGTTGCTGCAGAAACTGTGCCATCTGCTGTGATATTACCTGTAGCACCAAACAATGTAATTGTCTGTGCTTGGTCAGGTCCTACAAATATATCCTCTCCGAAGAATGAATCTTCAAATACTGTGATACCACCGTTAGGTACCATGATTGCTGCACTTCCTGCAAGACGAGTTGCAGTTGTATTTGCATTAGCAGTTACGTTACCACTTAGTAGAGAAGTTGTGCCGACTGATATTGACTCATCAACCTGTGCTGTGCCACCTATTACAGTATTACCATTATCTGAGTCAACTGTAAACTGGTCAACATTAGAATTATTTTGTATCTTGAATGCTTTATTATCTGCATTAAGAATTAGATTGTCTTGGAATACTGCTTGACCATCTACGTTTAATGTAGTGTCAAAGTCAACAGCACCTGTTACACCTAAGTCATCATTAATAGTTGTAAGACCTTCGATTGTTGCAGTGCCTGCGATGAAAGTATTACCATTATCTGTGTCAATAGTAAACCTATCAACTAGAGAAGACCTAACAATAAACTGCTCATTGGTTGAGTCTATGATTAGGGAGTCAGTGATTTTTGTTTGGCCAGTAACTTCTAGCTCACCGCTAATATCTACGTCATCTGTGATTGAAACTGTGCCTGCCTGAGAGTCTAATACTAAGTTACCCGCAGTAGTGCTGATTTCGTTTGCAGCGTCAACACCAATCTTAACACTATCAGCAGTGATGTCTGTTGATGTGATTGCAGCGTTGAATGTGGATGTCGCATTGACGACTAGGTTATCACCACTAGCATCACCAAGAGTTGTATTACCATCAACTTGTAAGTTACCATCTACCTCAGCATTGTCTGTGATATGGACTTTACCATCAGCAGAATCTAGGATAAGGTTACCAGATACGGTACTAATTTCGGTAGCACCATCGACCCCGATTTTGACGGAGTCTGCTGTGATGTCTGTGGAGGTGATTGCTTGGTTAAATGTAACCGTGCCAGTGAATTCGTGAGCATCTCCTGATGCGTTACCGATAGTAGTATTACCATCGACAGTAAGAGTGCCATCAACTTTTGTATTACCGTCAACATTTAAGTCTCCATCTACGTCAGCATCATCTGTAATATTAACTGTGCCACCTTGTGAATCTA